ACATGCTGGCTGATGACTGGACCATCGTTGAAGGGGGTGAAGCATGAACCTCTTCATCCACGGCCGTATCGGTCATTTCCTCATGAACGAATCCAACCCCGATGGTGGTCCTGCAGGTGGCGCCACCCCACCCGCAAGCGATCCGGCAGTTCCGCCGTCGCAACCGCCTGCCGCTGATCCAGCGCAGGCACCGCAGCAACCCCCAGCCCAGGCACCGGCAGAACCACCAGCGCCGGTTGTGCCAGAAGCCTATGCGTTCGCCAACCTTCCAGAAGGCTACTCCATCAGCGAAGAGCAACTGGCCGCATTTTCGCCAGTGCTGAAGGAGCTGGGCTTGACCCAGGAGCAGGCAGACAAGCTCGTCGCGTTCGACGCCAAGCGATCCCTGCCGGCCCAAGAGGCAAGCCAGCAGCAGGCCGTCGAGTTCCGCAACAAGCAGGTTGGCGAGTGGGAAACCGCTCTGCGCAGTGATGCCGAGTTCGGCGGCGCCAGTTTCGACGCCAATGTCGCCGTGGCACAGCAGTTCCTGACCGACTTCGGATCGCCTGAGCTTTCCGCCTTCCTCGCTGAATCTGGCCTTGGCTCGCACCCAGAAGTGGTTCGCATGTTCCACAAGGCAGGCAAAGAGCTGGGCGAGGGCAAGCTGCACCGCACCACTACCGAAGTCCCGAAAACCGAAATGACCATCGTTGATGCCTTCAAGTAAGGCCAAGGAGTAACACGTGGCAATTCTCACCTCGACCATGCCCACGCTGATCGACAAGTTCAGCCGTGAAGACCGCACCCAAAAGATCATGAAGATCGTTGAGCTGATGGCAAAGCAAAACGACATCCTCATGGACGCCGAGTACATGGAGTGCAACGACGGCTCCAAGCACAAGACCACCATGCGCTCGGGCATCCCTGAGCCAACTTGGCGGATGTTCAACCAGGGCGTGCAGCCAAGCAAATCGACCACCGTACCTGTGCTGGACACGACCGGCATGATGGAAGACTACGGCCTGGTCGATAAAGCGCTGGCTGACCTGAGCGGCAACGCTGATGCGTTCCGTGCCTCCGAGAACCTGGGCAAGCTGCAGGGCTTCAACAACAAAGCCTCCCGCTACATGTTCTACGGCAACTCCCAGACCGAGCCACAGGCTTTCCTGGGTCTGACCCCGCGCTACAACTCGCTGGCCGCAGAATCGGGCCGCAACATCGTTGATGCTGGCGGCACCGGCTCGACCAACACCTCGATCTGGTTCGTGACCTGGGGCGAACTGACCACCCACCTGCTGTATCCGAAAGGCAGTGTGGCCGGCTTCCAGCACCGCAACCTGGGTGAAGACACCGTCAAGGACGACGTAGGCGGCGAGTTCCAGGCCTACCGCGACCACTTCAAGTGGGACATCGGTATGTCGGTTCGCGACTGGCGCGCAAACGCCCGCGTGGCGAATATCGATGTAACCACCCTGACCTCGGATGCGGCGACCGGCGCCAAGCTGATCGAGAACATGATCAAGGCCTACTACCTGCTCGACAACCCGATGCAGGGCGAGGGCAAGACGGTGATCTACGCCAACCGCACCATCCAGACCTTCCTGCACCTGCAGGCAATGAACTCCAAGAACGTCAACCTCACCCTGGGCGAGTACGCCGGCCGCAAGATCCCGGAACTGCTGGGCATCCCGATCAAGCGTTGCGACGAACTGCTCAACACCGAATCCCGCGTGGTTTAAGGAGATCATCATGCTTTTCGACAAGAAACTGCTCATGTCGAACGCCCAGGCGATCACCGCCTCGGCGGCATCGACCGACGTCATCGACCGCGGCGACACCAAGGACGTAGGCCGTGCGGCCGATATCCCGCTGTGCATCCAGGTGGTTGAGGCCTTCAACACTCTGACCAGTCTGACCATCGAACTGCAGACCGACGATAACTCGGCCTTCAGTTCGCCGCGCAGCCTGTTCTCGGTGGTTGTACCACTGGCCGACCTGAAGGCTGGCTACCAGACGCCGGTCATCACGCTGTCGCAGAAGACCGAGCGCTATCTGCGCCTCAACTACACCGTAACCGGTACCGCGCCAACCACTGGCAAGGTGACTGCTGGTGTCGTGGCGGGGGTGCAGACCAATGGCTAAGACATACGAAGTGCTTGAGCGCTCGTTCATCAATGGCCAGCTGTACGAAAAAGGCGCGCGCGTACTGCTGGAGATCGATAGCCCCGGCGGCAACCTGGCGTTGCTTCAAGGGGAAGACCCAGCCGGCGATGAGAAGGACGAGATCATCGCTGCGCTGAAGGCCTACGGCATCGATGCCGACAAGCGCACCGGCCTGGACAAGCTCCGCGCCAAGCTCGCTGAAGTGAAGTGCGAGTAACAGCACCACCCAATCAGGGGCCCTCCGGGGCCCTTTTTCATGGAGCCAGCATTCCAATGTCATCAGTCATTGATGTGTGCAACATGGCGATCTTCCGCATCGGTAACGGCACCCGCATCGATGACCTGGAAGAAAACAGCCAGCCGGCCCGGATCTGCAAGCAGTTCTACGAGAGCAGCCGCGATTTTGTGCTGCGTGCCGACTGCGACTGGGGGTTCGCCACCGCTTTTGCCCAGCTCGCTGAGGTGGCCGACAACCCGAATCCCGATTTCCAGTACGCCTACGCCGTGCCAAATGACTGCATGCGCGTGCGCCGAATCGTCAATCCTGGCTGGCAGCAGGGGGCAATCCCGGCCGGCTTTGAGTGCTACATGCCCGAACTGCCACGCATCCCATTCCGCGTGGTCAACGGGTCGAGCCAGCGCCTGATCAGCACCAGCGTGAGCCCAGCCACTCTGGAATACACCCTCAAGGTCACCTCGCCAGAGCTGTTCGACCCGATCTTCGTTTCGGCCTTGGCCTGGTACTTGGCCAGCGAGATCGCCGGGCCGCTGGCCAAGGACGCCGGCATTACCAGCGCCTGCTTTGGCCAGTACAAGGCCACGGTGCTGGAGGCCGCTGCTACCGCGCTTAACGAGGGCACCACCCAGTACCAGCGCGAATCGGTCTTCATCACGGGGCGCGGGGCATGACTGAAGTTATCCAGCCGTCCTTCAGCGCTGGCGAAGTGTCGCCGGCCACATACGCACGGGTTGACCTGGGCCGCTATTACACCGCGCTCAAGACCTGCCGCAATTACCAGGTGCTGCCCGAGGGCGGGGCACAGAACCGCTCCGGGACGCGCTACATCGTCGAGACCAAGAACAGCGCTGCCAAGTCGCGGCTGATCCCGTTCCAGTTCTCGACCGAACAGACCTACATCCTAGAGTTCGGCAACCTGTATATCCGCTTCATCAGCATGGGCGGGCAGGTTGTGAGCGGCGGTCTGCCCTATGAGATCGTTTCGCCGTATACCTCGGCGCAGCTGTCGGCGCTGAAGTTCACCCAATCGGCCGATGTGCTGACCATTGTTCACCCGGATCATCCGCCGCGAGAGCTTTCTCGCCTCGGCCCAACGAACTGGACCCTGACGGCAATTGTGTTCGAGCCCAGCATCGCAGCGCCGACCGGGTTGTCGGCGACTGCACGCACGGGTGGCTCGGGCGATACCACCGAGTACCAATACAAGGTGACAGCCGTCAGCAGCATTTCCGAGGGATCGGTCGAGTCGAACGCCAGCAACACCGCCACGGTGAACAGCTTCGATAACAAGCCCGGGGCCAGCTTGAGTTGGACGGCTTCGGCGGGTGCTGACCACTACAACATCTACAAGAACAAGTCGTCCGGGGTGTTCGGCTTCATCGGGCAGGCCACCGGCACGACGTTCACTGATATCAACATCACCCCCGAGACCGATGACACCGTGCCCATTGCGTATAACCCGTTCGCTGATGGAAACAACCCATCAGTGGTCGGCTACTACCAGCAGCGCATGGTGTTCGCGGCCAGCAAGGCCAACCCTCAAACCGTATGGATGTCGCGCACCGGGGACTTCCACAACTTCGGCTATTCCGACCCGAACAAGGACGACGACGGCATCGAGTTCTTGATTGCCAGTCGTCAGGTCAACCAGATTCGCCACCTGGTGTCACTGCGAGAACTGCTGGCCATGACTTCCGGCGCCGAGATCGCCATCACTGGATCGAACGATTCTGGCGTTACCGCAGCCAATGTCTCTGCGATCGAGCAGAGCTACTTCGGCACCAGCGATGTGCCGCCGGCGATTTACGCCAACACGGCGCTGTACATCCAGGCCCGGGGCGGCAAGCTGTCGACGCTGGCCTACAACTACGTCTCGGACGGCTTCCAGCCCCAGGACGTCAGCGTGCTGTCGTCGCACCTGCTGCGTGGCTTCACCATCCAGGACATGGCTTTCACCCTGCAGCCCAACGGCATCCTTTGGATGGCTCGTAACGACGGCATGCTGCTGGGGTTCACCTTCCTACCCGACCAGCAGGTGTATGCCTGGCACTGGCATGACACTGACGGTCAGGTTGAGTCTGTGGCTTCTGTGCCGGAAAACGACGAGGACGCGCTGTACCTGATCGTCAAGCGCACTATCAACGGCATTACCAAGCGC